TCCGGGTGTCACCACATTGACAATTCCGCTTGCTAGGGTTGCACTCCCAAGGGAGTTAACGTTAATACCGCCATTTGCCCCCTTAACTTCCTCGAAAGCCGTCGAGTCTTCTTTTAAATATTGCGGGACAATTACCCCGCTTAATCGTAATAATTCTGCGGGCATAAGGGCACCTCCTAATTAGATTACATAAGCATCGCCAGTGATCAAAGCGTACTGCTCATGTGTAATTTTTCCAAAGTAAACATACCTTGCAATCTGTGCCTTAGTTGCCCAACCCTTATCGTAATACATCTCAATTCGCTCAAAGTCTGTCACCTTACATCCCTCCCATCAGCAAACGCAAATCAATATCGACTATTTGATGGCCAAGGACTTGGTTTTCCTGTTGAAGTTCGAGGATTTGGAGGTCTTTTTCAACGAGTTGCTGGCCTAGTATTTCGGTTTCAGGTTGCTCCGGTACTGGTTCTGGTGGCCTTTCTTTTGGGGTTATATCTATTAGATTTCCTTCCTCGTCTAAAACTAAATCAAAACTAAGCTGATTGGCTAATATTTTTTTTCCCAACTCACTATCGTCTTCTACTACAAATACATTTTCGTAATGACCGAAGTTTTTACCAGGGCTTAAAGAGCTTGTTTCTACGCTTTTAGTGTTTTTGTGTATAATCATTTCTCCACCCCTTTAAGAAAACGCTACATAGTTGTAAGAATTACCCGTGCTATTTATATTAGCACTTAATACCATACTGTTAGTTCCGGCGGCAACATCTGAGCTAGGCCAATGCCCACTAGATCCCATGCTCGCGCCCTGATAACCTACTACATAAAAATAATCAAATACATTTGTAGATGTTGTTCCATATAAATGGATGCATACAAATTTTGGGACAAAACCCAATGGTATAACCCTATCCGAGGTTCCGTCACCCGTATAACTGCCTTTGATAGACTTTACAGCATAACTATCAATATCGAATATCCTCTGCTCAATCTTGTTAAAATTTGCAGCCGATAAAGGCGTTATATTGTCTGTCCAAATAGTCTTTTCGTAACTCACTGTATCACCTCCACGGTCCAAACCACAGTCAGGCTATTTGTGTCATCCTTTTCAACGCTTACCACTTGTGCCACCATTTCCGTTCCTGTTCCCAACGTTGCGGTCGCTCCGTTACCAAGCAGAGACAACCCAACTATGCTCCCGTTGCCTTCGTTTTCAGTCAACCAAAAGGTGAATTGCTTCTTTTGCGAAGTAATAACCTCAACATCTGTCGGAATTTTTCTAAAAAACTCGCCTGATATATTTTTGACAGAAATCACCGAAATTGAGTCCATTGTGGCCGCTATTACTGCGCTAAGAGCCAGTGCATTCGCAGCCGATGTCACACTCATATAATTCGCTCCTCGCTACATGTAATTTCACTAGGAGGATGCCAAGGCATTATGAATTCATTTTCCAATTGACCGCATATCCAGTATTGATGTAGGAACCAGGTTAACCCGTCATCCACAAAAGTCGGAGTTACTACAGCATCAGAAAAGGCCACATATTTTTCAACAGGTCCATCAGTGTCGTTGAAGATGGTTTTTTCTAGCTTGGATAGGCGCAGTTTTAAATCCTTAATGATGCTCGGTAGATCACGTTCAGGTGTTTCTAAATTCAAGGTTATGTCTACCAATTTTTTAGGAATACTACTCAGTGTTACGTCTTTAATAAGTAATTCACTGTCAATTCTTAACCTTGGTATCTCTACTTTGATTGTTTCGCCCGCTTTAAATGTCCCGTAAAACGGGCTTATGCTCCCCGAGATAACAGGCTGCGAATACTTGTAAAGATGCTTCAGGCCTAGCTCAGTTGCAAGTATTTTGTCATCCGTTTTTGTTTCGAGTATGTCCTCAAAGATTCCGTATTGTGCTTGACTGACTGGTTCTTCGAGTAAAATTTTAATTGGATATTCATAGCTATAAACAATCGTCCCTGTCCCTGTTGTTAGTAAATCGGGGATTAATAACTTTTCTGAAACATTCAAAAGAAAGTCCTTCGTGCCAACTTTGTCTACATTTTGAATACCGACAGTTTTGGCAACCCCTCCTATTGCAACCGTTACATCAGTTCCAACCATAGCAACAGGGGTGTAAAAAATTGGGATTGGAGTTGTGCCGCTTACTGTTATAGCTTGCGTGTATGGATCGGAGGTTGCCTTACCGCCTTTTACCCAGAGTTTATTGACAAGTTTTGACGCATCAGGAGTAAGGTTTGCTGATCCCCTTTTATAGTTCTTGCTTGCTTGACTCAAAACTATTGGATTCAGTCGTACGGATCGGTCAAAAAAATTAACATCCAAATCCTCATCAATATACCAATCGTAGGTAGATATTTGGCAGAGTTGCTCCATTGCGTCCCAAAGGTAATTGTCGCCAAAACGTATGGTTATGATTTTGGAGCAAGATTGAATATTTACCCGAGTAGCCCAAGGGACGTACTTTGTGAAGAGGTCAGTAACGATGTCACCTATGGCAGCATTTGTGTAACTTTCAGTGACGATGATCTTCTGAGTCCTCGCCGCGTAACTTATCCCTTGAATTTGTATATTGTTACGCTGGCCATCGATATTCCGAGGGGGATTCAATATCCATCCACGTGATGTATTTCCATCTTGGACAACCCTTATGTCTGACCCAACCGTAAACGCGTCGAAATCATCAGAGTTTTTGCTGTTTGAATTTATTGAAATTGATCCTGCGCGGTCCGTTGTAGACATTGACGTTGTGCAGCTATCATAAACAATTAGTTCCTGCTCGGCTTGTCCAGGAGGGGTAATATAGATTTCAGTGGTCACATTACCACGCCCCTCCCATTGTTAAGCCTGTCGAATGTGCAATACGACGGCTTATTGTGTCGGCGAACTCATTCATTCCGTTACTGCCAACTATGGTCCCCATGTTATTAATCGTGATTGACAGACTCCTCGAACTTGCGGTTTGCTCATTTGAGGCCGTGGGGGATAAAGATTTTAGCCTATTAGCCATTGCCATCGATTCGCTATTCGTAAATACTTGCGCCCCTCTTTGTAGGTTAATTAACTCAGGTCCCTCTTCTCCTACCCACGTTAGACCACCGGGCCAATAGTCTGTTCCGTCAGCGTTGCCCTCAATACCCCTTACAGCATTAAAGCTATCTGATTTTTCCTTAGTTGTTCGCTCAACAATTACCCTGGAAATCAAAGGAGCGTTCACGCCTGGTATCATATTTATTTTTTCGATCAGGCTATTGATCATATCGATGGCTCCGTTTACGCCATTTACAAAGGCATCTCCTACGGCATCCCAAAGTTCTCCTGCCTTTTCCTTTACTGTATCCCAGTTCCGATACAACGCCACGCCAGCCGTAACCAACGCCCCAACCAATAAAGCCACCTTAGCCAACGGGCTTAGATTCATAACTACATTTAGCGCTGCTTGCGCTAGAGTTCCTGCTTGAGTCGCCAATGTCCACAACTTAGTTGCTGTGGTTACGGCCCCGATTGTGACCGCCCCCGCCGCTATGCCAGCTAAAATTGGTTCAACTACGCCCCAATGTTTCTCGAAGAATTCTCTCGTTTCCTCGAGCGCAACCCCAACGTCAGTGATAACTTCCTCTGTTGAGTTAAATACAAACTCAATATCATTTTTGATTTGTGGCGTATTTTCCGTAATCCACGCCGCGAACTCGTTTAATTTTGGAAGAACTTTTTCACCGAGTGGGACAAGTATGCCTGTTTGAAGGTTGCGCTTTATGCCCTCTGTAGCTTCGCCAAATGTGTTGTATTTTACCTCGTTTATTTTGCCGAGAGCGTCGACAGTGTTCGATATTTCGCCCTGCGTATCAACTAAGGACTTAACTCCCTTGACCCCAATGTCCTCCCATTGCGTCCCGAATAAAGCAACGCCTGTCATATTCTGTGCTGTCAAGTCGTCCATTTCAAAAAGTGCTTTCGTTACCTTGCCAAACGCTTCTTTCCCAGCTTCTCCACCCTCGTTGAAGGCTGTTGTCATTTCAGTTGCATCTAGCCCAAGTGCTTCGAATCCAGCCGCCGAAGTTTTGCTTGCGTCTTTGCTCCGAATGCCGAACTCCTTCATTGCGTCACCGAGCTTGTCAACGTCAAAAACTCCAGCCTTAGCCCCGTTTGCCATCATGTTAAACATTTCTTCTCCGTCAAATCCAAGTTGCTCGAAGTGTATGCTGTACTCGTTTATGGAGTCTAAGAGGTTTCCGTTTTTGTCTAGGCCCGCTTGTGCGCCCTGAGCTATGAGATTGAAAGCCTCATCGCTAGATATGCCGAATTGCTTCATCATCATATCAACTGTGCGAATACTCTCGGTTACTTCAAAGCCAAAAGTGTCTCTGAGTGCTAAGGCGCTCTCTGTTGCGGTTTGTAACGCTTCGCCAGTTAACCCTGTTTGTTGCGCGATAGATCCCATTGCCGCTCCGATGTCTGCAAGGCTTTCGCCGAAATTATTATTGTAAATGCCAAGCATCGTTTCCTGCATGTCTTCCATACCTTCGTCTGCCGCACCAGTTGAGGCTTGCACATTGTCAAGTGCCCCTTGCAATTCATCAGCAGACATGACACCAACCCCAACCATCCCGACAAACGCCGTCCCAATAGCCAATATTCCTGTCGCCGCCATTGCGCCCATAGACTTTAGTTTTTCGCCAAACTCAGCGAAATTTATACCGCTTTCTTCCGCTTCTTCGCCCATGTTTTCTAGTTCATTTGTCGTTTGAACTAATTGGCGTTCCATGCCTTGAAGTGCACCTTCAGCCCTGAGTAGGCGCACTTGATAGGCTTGAGCCTGTCGGGATGTCTCGCCGTATTGTTCAGCCGCGTTTCGGTGTGCGGTTCGCAGTTGATCGACAATCGTCTGCTGTGCGCCAATTTGACTCGTTAGCCTTGTCATGTTCAGTCGGGATATTTCCGCTGCATCCGCAACGCGGTCAAGGCCCGCCGATGCGTTGGCGAACTCCTGTCCAGCGATTTGCATTCGCTGACTTACTTCTTTTATTCCGCGGTTAAACTCTGCCGCGCTGAGGCCAACGCTTACACTTAGTGATCCTACCTCTTCTTCTGCCATACTTTTCACCTACCCTTAAAGCACATCGTCCGCAAAAGCCAACTGTTCTGGCGGTGATTCAATGTCGCGAAATGCTACAAACTCACGAAGCGTCATGCCCAAATATTCATTTCTACTAAAGCCCCACTTAATTCGGCACATATATTCAAGCATATTAAAGTTTATCTCTGCTCCCCCAAGTCGTCTGTGCTGCCTTCTTCCGTGGGTTCTGGTGTGCTTCCGTTAAAGGACTTTATGATAGCCGCGAATACTATTTTCATATTGTTAGTGCCTAAAAAATTTTCGACACTTTCTATTGTTAAAGTAGGGTCTTCGTGAATTAGTCCAGCATGTAAAAGGAATACCAGGTGGTCCATTCCCTCGACATCGAACTCCGGGTTCATCGTCTGCATTTCCTTGAAAGCCTTAACTACACTGCCGTGTTTCTTGGCGATTATTTTCAATCCAACAATTGTGAACTTAATATGCCGTACTTTTCCACCAAGTCTTACTTCTTCGCCCAAATAGTCCATATCGTCAATGTCCATTCTTTATCCTCCTAAAATGAAAATATACCCTCCATGGGTACTAATTTTCTTTGCATTTTGGCGTTAAAATATTCCCGTTTTTATGTAAAAAATATTCCAAAAGGCGGGGTTTCACCCGCCATCAATTAAGCCGATACGGTAAAGTTTGTAACGCTGTTGGCCGCCATTGCATTGCCGGACATATCCTTAATATTCTTAGACGCAAAGGCAATGTAAACGCCAGAAGCATCCAAGGAGGCTGTAGGATTGAGCGTAACAATAGTATTGAGAGTATTGATAGTAACTACACCAACCACGGCTGTTCCGTCTGCTTTGGTGAGGGTGAAGTTAGCATCTGTCGCAAGTGCTGGCTGGATTGCCTCATCAAAGGTCCAGACCACATTTACGGTTGCTAGTTGATTTGTCGCCGCGTCAGCAGGGACAACGGTGACTGTTGGTGGTGTGGTGTCAGGCGTGATGTCGCCAGTGGTAAACCATGCGGAACCAGTGCCAGCAACGTAGGTTGCAGAGTCGGCATCAGCTATTCGCTTGCGAAGTCCATCGGAAATACGTTGGATACCCATGCCACTAATCTTGTCGGTTTGCGGTGTTGACTTTTCTTTGCGGGTTTCAAAGTCTTCATCTGGCTCGGTAAATATGACTTTAAGGACTTTGTAGTATTTATAGTTCCCGTTCCGCTTTTTTGATTTCCAGCTAACGCAGAAATACGGCCTAACATCGGTTGCGGGGTTGGGTGTTCTTACGCCAGCAACCATCGTTTGTCCCATTATTAAGGCCATTTCATCAACCGTGAGGTCGGTAATATCAATATCTAATGTGACATCCCCATCCTCGGTATACACATCAACGGTCTGATCGTCTGCATATTGCGGATCTTGGCTCGTTTTGTTCTTTACGCCAATTTTCATGAGCTTTTTTGTCAGGGCAAAAGGCGTGTCGTAAGTTGCTGTTCCTCCCGCTGGATCTGTTAGGAGTTTAGCCAGTGTCAATTGTTCTGCTCCAATTCGACTGTTTGCCAATTCAAAAACCTCTTTCTTTCATAAAAAATAACCTTCCGACTATGCCGTGAAGGTCCCTGAGTAGCTCATAATCTTATGCTTAATCACTTGTCCGGTATCTAAAATCTCATCTTGATCCATGGCATAATTGCGCCCGAACTCTGCCGTCTTCATCACTCGGTCAACATGCCCTGCAATTGTACTGGTGCTTGCCGTTCCCCAAATGTGTACGCGAAAAGTCACTTCGCTTTCAGCTTCTGTATCGTCGCTATGGAGCGCTTCGGTATTTCCTATTTCCTCATACGTCAAATAAGGATAAACAGGTGCGGCCGTAAATGATGCAATTCCATCAAACATGCGAACCTTGGGGATAATGGCAATCAGCGCGGCGTCCGTACTCAATGCGGACGCAATCAAAGGCTTTGCGTTATACATCTCTTATCGCCCTCGCTATTACTTCTTTCATTGCGTCCTTAGCTTCCTGTTTCTTGGCTAAAAATGCAGGCTCCATGAATGGTTGTGCTGCCATTTTTACGGTGCCAAACTCGAGGAAGCGCGCAAAAAAGAAGTGTTTTCCCGGTCCAATGTCAATATATCTCATGACTCCTGTGCCCTTTACCTTGCTAACAACTATGTTGTCTTTAAGATGATAGATAGCGTATTTTTTTCCAGCTTTGAACTGCCAAGTTTGCAGTCTTTTGACACCTGTTGGCGCGGCATCACTTATCGCCCGCCGAATTACCATGGCCCCTGCATAAAGCGCCCTTTCCTCGACCGCTTTGACGTTGCCGCCGATTGCTTGCAGACGGTTGAATAATTCGCCCATGCCTGTTAGGTCAAGTGGCATCAGACAACCCCCTTGCAAATCAGCAAAAGTTCGTTATCCTTCTCACCCTCGTTGATCGGATCGCCGACAATCTCCAAATACCTGCCACGGAATCTTATTCTTTGATGTGCGGTTATGTTTGGGTTGTAAAGAACTTTAAAAACTTCCGTTATTTCCGTGTTGTTGGTGGCTAGTCGGTAAAATTCCCGGCTAGTTTTTGCGAGGGGTTTAGCCCAAACGGTTCGCCAGTCGGCCCAAGTTTCAATGCTGTTTAGTTCAGCGTCTTGGGTTATGGTTTTGTTTTGGATTGTGATCCTGTGAGTTAATTCGCCTGGATTCATAGGCTCACAATCCTGTCTTGCCATAACAATGCGCTAATTGTAAATTCTACTTCCTTAGCACTCCCCAAGGCTTGATCAACGGGTACCCGATTGTTAAACCAGTGACTAACGAGCAATTTCATAGCCTGGATGACCTTTTCTGGAACGTCTGACGCGCCACCATACCCGCAAGTAAACGTAATAACAATCGCATCCAGAGGGAACGGAACAAACGAAGGCCAGGTTTTACCATACGCCGGGACGACTCGCCCAAGAATTCCACGAGTGCTCGTTACATAGTCTGTATTCGCCGCCAAGGTTGCCGTTACTCCTGCACTGTTTTTGTAAGTAATCGAACCAATCGACTGTAAATTACCCTTCGGAATCTCAATCTCGCCCGGAAAATAAGGCATTGCCATTTCCCAAACCTGCGTGATGTAAGCTCGATTTTGAAAACTTTCGCAGAACTCCCAGGCTACCGTGATTAGACTCGTTAGATAGGTATCCTCTGTGGCGTATTCTTCATAGTCTGAGATTTTAAGGTAGTCTTTTATTTGCGTCAAGGACAATGGTTCGGTAGTTGGCGGGGTTTTAAGGGTTAGGTTGTACGTGATTCTCACCACCTAAAAATGTTTATACTTTTCTCTTTGATTTCGTTTGACAGAATCAATAAATAGTAGTATAATAAGTTAGGATCAAAAAACGAGGGGGAAACACAAATGTTTACAACTACTAGATATTTTTATCCTCATGGAATCGAAGGAGAGGCAATGAGTACTACCACAAAGGACTTTAATGATTTAAGTAAAGCCATAAAACATGCTAAAAGATATGCAACTGGTATAAGATTTGCTGGCGTACAAGTTGAGGACGAAAAAGGTAACCTAATGTACGAAATAACCTCAGATATGGAAGCAATTGAATACATGGAGGTACATAATGGCTAAAGGTGGCAAGCGAGAAGGTGCGGGAGCTAAACCCCGCGCCGACTCACCTACAAAGGTTCATGGGATCCGTTTTACCCAAAAGGAATGGGACGAAATCGTAATCAGGGCACAAATCAAAGGTATTACGCCCAGCGAATACATCAGACTAAAGGCTCTCGATTGAGAGCCTTTTTAAGTTATTACCGCACCTGGAACAAGAGGCTCATACTCTACGAACAAGGTTACTGCCCCGGTCGCCGGAGCGCCCGCACTGTAGATCGTTTGGATTACGCCCGGTCCGAGAATTAAAGGCATGTTCGCGTTTGCCGCTAAGACTCCAACGCCAACGTCAGAGCATTTTGTCAGTACGGTCGCCTTGACTCCATCAACAAGGAATAACTGTTGCGCTGCTGCACTCGCGGTATCCGTGGCGGCGCATAGGTCTGTTGCCGCTTTGCCTGTTGGAGTAAAAGAAAATTTAAGCGTATTTGCTCCGGCTGGTAATACTGTCGTAACAAGAGCGCCAAGCCGTTCTATCTTTACGATTCCGGTCACGGTGAATTTTGTCGCGGTTCCGGTCAAGCTGGCAGCCGCTTGTCCAAGGCTTACGCAACGCCCCATTTTCTCCCTTACATCTTCAAGGCGTTCGAGGACTGAACCGTTTTCGTTCGGAGTTACAAGAGAGGAATCGAATTCGTTGTCGGCGTCTGCTGTGCCGATTACCGGGCCAATGGGCTGAACATTATATCCATCAGGAATAGGCATGCTGTTTCCTCCTTTAGTTTACTGAGATTTCCCCGTCTGCAACCTCGGTAGTCTGGACAGTTGGCAACGTCTTTGCGTTGTACCGGATCGCGATAATGCTATCAACTACCGCATTTTGCGTGTCGATTACCAAGTCGCCGCGCACATAGCGTTTGCCGGGTTGGATTACGTCGAGAATGACAAGGTTGTTGTCCGTGTCGTTCAAAACTGCCGTTACGGTTGCAGTTGTGGTCTTGTACGCACCATCCCCTAGAGCAGGAGCGTCACCGCAGAAAGCTTTTAAGGTGATGACTGACGCGGCGGTAACTTCTCCAAGGATTGCAACAAAACAAACGCTATTGAATTGTCCTTCAGTGGGAGATCCGAGGTCGATGATGGCACCACCGGTAATGTCATCCACGGACGCGGCGGCGGCGACTGAAGTTTTCGTAAATAAGCAGGATTTTAACAAGGATTCATTCACTTTTCATTCCTCCAATTCATTTTTAAAAAGTATACAAAGGTATACCGAATAACTATTGGTATACCTTTTCTTTTTCTGTTAATTACGCAAGCTTAATTCGGGCAAAGGCTTCGGAAACAACCGGCGCGCCATCAGTTTCGAGCCGCGCAATGTAGTCAATTTGATTCGTGCGAGCATAAAGTTCCATCAAGATTTGCATTTCCATGGACAAGCTGTCACAAATCCAATAGTTTTTAAGATCGCCATACATTCCGACATACAGACCGCTTGTAAAGGTAGCCGGAACATACTCGGACGAGTTTACAGGCTTTCCGAGCAACATGTCAGGGGTTCCGAGAACGACAGAGGATTGCCAGATATACTGCCCTTCAGCGTTCTTCAGCTTCGCCAGTTGCTTTACGGCCAGACGGTTGAAGATCCATTCACAATTCTTCTGGTAGCCATCCTTGATGCTGTATTTAGCTTCTAGCAGCCCGTCGAACTTGATCTCAGTCGCGGTATTTCCGGTTGAAACGTCACGCGCTGCCGGGATGCCATCGGCAGAAGCGACGAATAATCCGAGGGGTTTTTGTACTCCATCGCCTGTCATGTAGGCATTTTCAAGCAGTTCAGCGAAGGCATAAGCCATTTCAGCCGTGACAATTCCCTCAACTCCTGGAGCATTACGGATAAGAGTTTTGGAGATTAGGATTTCAGCAGTTGCCGGGTTAGTTTTAAACTCGCGTTTTCCGAATGCCAAGGAAGTGTCGGCGGTTGGTGCCGCAATCTCAGTTCCCCATACAGCCGCGCCCATACGTGCGGTACGAGTCGGGTAACCAAGGGATTGCGCGCCCTTCAAGGGAGGGAGAACGTTCGCTTTCTGACGGATGAACATGGAATTGTCGATGGTCTTAATTAAGGTGTTCACGAATTGCTCAGGTGCCACAAGGTAGCCAGCTTGCGTGGGGTTTGATTGCTGCAAGGCGTTGTAAACTTCATAAGCTTCACGGCTTCCGTTCATGATCACTTCTTTAAAAGCGTTCATAATCTCATCAGTCTTACCCTTGTTTTTCGTATCGTCGGTATCGTTCGCCTGTTCGCCGATTGCGCGTTCGCGTGCAAGTTGTTTTTCTTCTCGAAGAATCAGGTTGTTGATCTCATCGAACCGGGTTTCGTTCTTGCCAAGTTCTTCCTTCTTTTCTGCCGACATTTCCACGGTTTCAAATTCGGTCATGATATTTCGAATGCTGTTGGTTACTGTTGCGCGTTCCTGTTTGAGTTCGATTAATTTTTTACCATCCATTTTATTGCCCTCCTAATAATTTTAGTTTTAGTGCGTGAAATTCCGCGTTTTGTGCGGATAGGTTTGGGGTTTCAGGTCCTTCATTATTAGCAACAGGCTCGGGATCATCCCCCCTGTACATCTCGATTGTTTCTGGCTTGAAGTTTTTAAAGTTGGTTGTGTCTATCTTTACGTCTCCGAAATTAAGAAAGTTGTCATTGATTGACGCGACAATCTTTACTTCCGCTTGGAGTTCGCTTGCGAATCCCATTTCAACCGCTTCCTTGGCTGTCATCCACGTCTCATTCTGCATCATTTTCTTAACCTGTTCTTCTTCCAGGCCAGTCTTGTCCACATATACCGACATAATGCTTTCACAAACCTTGTCTAGGTTGTCTGCCATCTTCCGCATTTTATCGGCATTGCCGGAAATTGAACCCATTGGCATATGAATCATCATCATCGCGTTAGACGGTATGAAAATGTTATCGCAAGCCATAGGAATTACCGAGGATATGGACGCGGCAAGACCGTCAACGTAAGCGTTTTTAGTTGTTGCCTTTGCACGTTTAATGATATTGAAGATCGCCATACCAGCGAAGACAGAGCCGCCGCCAGAATTGACGTATACATTCAAGGTGTCTAGGTCGCCCAATGCTTTCAATTCTGCATCTATTTGAGTCGGAGTAACTTCCCCTCCCCATACTTCGGCACTTGCAATGTCGCCATAAAGTAGGAGTTCTCCAACTTTGTCCGCCTTGGCTTTTATCTCCCAGTAAGTCTTCAAGCTTGTGTCCCTCCTTTTTGCGCGCCCTTCGGAAGATTAAGTGGAATGGCGGTAATCGGAATCATGTTGCCATTGATCGCATAAATGTTACCGCCTTCTTCCGCTGGGATTCTATTCATTTCCTCAAGGTCGCGGATCTCGTTCGCGTTCATCCAGCCATCCTGCCGGGCATTGTGGTAGTATGCGGTTCGTGCGGCAATGTCACCCTTAAGCATTCGGTTAGTGTCGAAGTTTGCTGACAATACCCTCTGTTCTTTGGTGTTCAGCAGGTCCTTGTAAATTGTCTGCTCTAAGCGTTCTGCCATTGGGTTCAAACACTCTTGTACATACTCAATGTTGACCTGCTCCACGTTATTAAAGGTCATTTTGTCCAGGTCGAATACCTTGTGTGGTGGTACACCAAATATCCTACATACTTCCTCAATTTGCATCTTGCGAGATTCCAGGGCTTGCGAGTCGGTTGGGTTGCTGTCCATTTTTGTTACCTTGAACCCGCCCTCGAGGATCGCCCACTTGTGGGCATTTTGAACACCGGAATAAGTTTTCTGCCAGTCATCTTTGAATTTCATAAATGATGTGTCATTGATCGCCGCCGGATATTCAATAAAGCCGCCCATGTTACTCCCAGACTCGAAGTAATCCTTGGCGTATCCATTTAGAGCCATAGTTAAACCAAGAACATCGGAGGCAATCTTTATGGCATCCTCCGGCAATGTCTCATCTTGAAATCTAAAGCCTGGGGTGTACATATACTGACCTTCGTACAAACGTTCGTATTTTCCATTACTGTATGTTACGTCAATGTAATTCTCCGAGGTGATCGCGTTCCAATTCTGGAACACTCGGCACGTTGGAATGTTCCAAAGTTCCTTGATGAATCCGTTCTGGTCCCTAACTATTTTTGCGAATGCGCCCCACGATAGCATAAGGTTAGTCACGTACATGTGCCAAAACTCGTATGATGTAGTCTTAGGGTTCGGCAACATCCTCAGCATTTTGTAGAGCGCGTGGTTTGTTGCTTTTGTTTTTCCTTCGCTTGTTTCTTTTTGCAAGTGGCAACCAAGGCTTGCCATGGTCTTTGCCACAACGTCCACGCACCGAATAACCACCGCGACCTTCAGCGCCGTCGATGCCGAAACGTTGTACCCTTTGCCGTTCAGGTAGTTGTTCCATGCGCTGTCGTCTGATAGATGAGGGAGAGATTGAACTAGCTTATTCTTAATTCCAAATGCGAATGTTTTTCCGAATATGTTTAATTCCAAATTCTCACCACCTTACAGCATTAAGATCCCACGTTCCTCGGAGTATGGGCACTTGGGTTTTTCTTCACTAAGTAAAGCTCTAAACAAGGCGTTAATGATTGCTGCTGCCAAGTCTATACGTTGCGAGTCATCCTTGTGCTTCTTGGATAGCTTTATTAACTCACCTTCACCCTTTAACTCAACCGCATTATTAAGGCACCAAACAAGCAAAGGGCTTCCGTCGTGGACTATTTCTCCGCTCAGCGTAAAGTCTCTTAATTTCTTTGTTGGTTCAGAAAGACTTGTAAACCCTTGCCTAATTTCAACCGTCTGGTATCCTTCGCCATCAGGACCCATCTCATTCATAAACTGCCGCGCTCCGTAAGGGTCACAGCACAGTTCTTTCATCTTCCAGCCTTGGTCGAATTCCATGTCGTGGATGTAGCTCCTTATTTCCCTATCATCAGTCACGGCACCAGGGGTTATAGTACACCAACCCCCGTTGTCTGCCCAATATTGGTATGGCACTCGGTCTGTATGTTCGTGTTTTGTAACTGTATCTTTAGGTATAAAACCATGAGCGCATACGGCATAGAGGGGATAAACTATTCCCCTTGCTGTTTTGACAGGCGTTAATCCATCTAGTTTGAAGACAAATCCTGACGCGGTTAAGTCGATACACTTGGCTAAATCCTCGCCGTTATAGCACTCGCGACCCCTAACAAGGTCAAGAAAATCTTTCCTCGGGATGGCAAGCTCTTTCCACTTATCCATGCAGCCGCTAAAGTATTTGTTTACTGCTCCCGCCTGGAATCGGTTAACTCTCTTGATCATCCATTGTCTAATCTTTGAAGGATCCCCACTACCAAACGCTAGGTCGTATTCGTCTTTTACGGTGGCAAGAAGTTCGTCGGCATAGTCGTTTTTGTTCTGGAACATCGGATTTGCTTTTGCCCAACACGTTTGATCGTGTGGATCGTCCTCGTCGTCAATCTCCCGGATCATCACGAAGTAAGACTCGTTAGGGATCTCGCCTTCGAGAATCTTTTTGCAGATATTGTCCTCCTTGAAGCAAGGGCTGTTCTCCGCATCTTCACCGGCTGTTGTAATAATGAACTCTAGGCACTGGGAGCGTTTGCCTTTGCCGGATGCTGTTACATCCTTGATTAAGCTTGTTGGGTGAGCGTGGTACTCATCAATTACGATCATGCAGGGAGAGCCACCGTCTTTGTTCTTGCTGTCCTTAGATAACTTCCTGATCTTTCCCCCGCGTGTTTTGTGGGTTATGGCTGCCTTCTGTATCTTCAGTCGGTTCAGAATACCAGGAGAGGCGAGCCCCATTTCCCGAGCATCACCCCAGACAATGTTGGCTTGTTCTCTGTCAACCGCACCAATGATAATCTCAGGGCTAGCTTCGTACTTTGCTAGGTCAGGTCTTCCGGGAGGGTATAAAGCATCGGCGCACATTCCATAGTTTGTCACGCCTGACATTTCGGTTGACTTTGCGTTTCCTCTGGCAACCCTAATATAAGCTGTCTTGTATTTTCGCTTGCCAGTGTCCTTATTGACCCATCCAAAAATAGATCCTAAGTCAAACTTTTGCCAATCATCCAGTTCCATAGGTTTCCCCGAGAATGGACCGCGAACGTGGCGGCATACTCTGAACCATGCGAAGATTCTGTCGGCCCTGCTTTCGTCAAAAACAAAAGGAAACCCCTCGGTTCCCTGTCGTTCTAAGTCTTTTAGGTGTCGTTTGCATGATAGCTTTTCCCACTTGTTAGCATTGATGTTACCGTATACTACGTTGGTTGCGTACTGTGTTGTTATGTGCATTTAACCATCACCAAACAAATACGCGTCCGGATCTTCCTTGGCGGGTGCCTCTTTCTTCTGAATGGATCGCAAGGCCGATTGGATTGTTAGAATGTTTTCCTTGCCAATATCCAGCATCATCTTTCGTTTGTCCATGATCTTTTTGTCGCAAGCAAAGATCCTATCTTGAATCTTATCTTTCTTTTCTGAGTAGGCTAGGATATCTATCTCTCTATTCTTGCGCGCCTCTTTTAACTCTACTAGGTCGGATTGCAATTCTAGCTTCATGCCTTCAAACTCTTTACATTCTGCATGAAGCAAGCAATGGGTGTTTATAATATTTCCACTAAGGTCATCGTCTTTGTCGATTGACTTGAGCAACCTCTTGACCCTTACAAATTCCTTGTGTGCAATAGGATTTGATCTTACTTCAGGGTTTTCTTTCATGGATGTTCCGGTTAAAAGTGCGGACTCTGCTTTTTCTCTGATCGCTTTTTCTGCTTTTGTCCGGTGCCCCGTGACTAGGGCTAGTGGTTTTGTTGGTCTTCCTCCTGGCATCAGGGCACCTCCTATCGTTTATACACTGTGTGCATAAAAATTCTATAG